GTTTCCCAGTCACGATCGCAATGTTGTGTATGAGTCGAAGCAGGCGTTTAAAGAACTTCCTGAGGAAGTTCAGCAGAGCTTCGCGAATCATGTTGAGTTTTTAAAGTTTATGGATAGTCCTGCTAATGTTGAGAAGTTAATCCGGTTAGGATTGATCAAACGTGAAGACGTTGATCGTCTTCGAGCGGTTGAGACTCCCGTTGAGCCTGTTAAGACGACGCCGACGAAGGAGAAGGAGGACTCTAAGGCGTAATTCTGGGAGTCTTCATTATGTAGCGAGGCCGGGCTAAAAGCCCGGCTTTTGTTTGATTTCTTCTCTTAGTTCTACTATGCGCTTTTGCGCTTTCACACTAAGTGATATTTGTTTGTTTAATAGGTATCTAAGTTCCCCTATTTTTTGTTGATGAAATACGAATTTTTCTTCGTAGTATTTCAGTTTTTCTTCGTTTGAGTAATTTTTGTTGTCGTTCATGTTATCTCCTTTGCCCTGCGGGCGTTTAGCGAACTATAGCGAGAGAACCGTGCCAGGATCCGGTTCTTAGTATCTCTCTCAGTCGGAACTGCGCACGTGTTTTATCGCGGGAAGCGGTACTGCCCCAGGACAAAGAGATTATTTGTTGACGTAATATTACTTGTAAGATTACTGATGTTGTATGAAGTGTAAGGTATGTGAGTTACGTAAGGTTAAACTTAGAGCCTATATGGCTCGATACAGGAGGAAGTTGCGTGTTCGGAAGAAGTCAGTCCGTAAAGGAAAGTAGTCTTCGGTTTTTTACTATTTTTGATTCTAAGGCGCAGATTTATACTAAGCCGCTTGTTGCTCCTAATAAGGAGACGATTGTGCGTGAGTTGTTGAATATGATGCGTGATCCTAGTCAAGCTAATAATATGTATTTGCTTAATGCAGAGGATTATTCTCTTTTTGATTGCGGTTCGTTCGATTCTTCTACTGGTCTTATGAGTGCTGGTAATCTTGAGCATGTTGCGAATTTGCACGATCTCCGTGCTTTGGTGAAGGTCGACAGACCTGGTCCGGGCATTGTTGCTACTTGATAAATACAATGCCCACTGACACACTTTTCGTAGAAAGGTGGTGTCTATGCGGCGCGCTAGGATGAATCCTCGTCGTGATCGTAAAGTGTTTCGGAAGACTGCTAAGCAGCATCCGGCGAACACGATACGGTTTGTGATGCGTGGTGGTATTCGTAAGTGACCCTTGAGGGGCTTCGGCCCCTTTTTTATTTCAACTTGATTTACTCTGTGGTGGTTGTACATGAAGTGCCTCGATCCGAAGTTATGTTACAGATATGATGATGGCAGGAAAGCTGTTTGGCGACATTGGTCGTTTTGGCGTAATTCTGTTTTTCTTAGGGCTCTTAAGCCGCATTTAGTTACGAATTGTGATGAGTGTATTGTTTGTCGTAAGCGTCGCTCTCTTGAGTTGGCTGCTCGGTGTGTTCTCCATTCTAGTTTATATATTCATAATATGTTTTTGACTTGTACCTATGATGAGTCCCTTGATGGGTATCATAATGATTTTGTTTATAAGGATATTCAGGATTTTAAGAAGCGTTTGCGTTCCTATGTTTGGCGTAATTTTGGTAAGCGTATTGAGGTATTTAATGTTCACGAGTATGGCAAGAACGGTAAGAAGCATTGGCATCTTATTGTGTTTAATTTTAATTTTGAAGATAGGGAGGTTCATACCTGGAAGGATGGTCGTCCTTTGTTTAAGTCTGGTGAGTTGTCGAAGTTATGGGATCATGGTTTTTCAACTATCGGTGATGTCTCGGAGGCTTCCTCTTTGTATCAGGCTCAGTATATGGAGAAGGATTTTGTCAATGGTAATGTTACATCGTCTAAGAAGTCTCATTCTAAGCATTCAGGTCTAGGTAGGCCTTATTTTTTGAAGCATTATTCTCAGGTTTTGCGTCTAGGTTATATTCCGTTTAGTGGTCGTAAGTTGCCGGTTCCTCGGTATTTTCAGCGGTTGGCCCATAAGCATTGGTGCCATTTTAATGATAAGTCTGCTTTTTTTGATACTCGTGAGCGTAAGGCGTTATATCGTCCATTTAAGTTTGGTGAAGAGAATTGTAATATTTCAGATTTGTATTCAGAATTTAGGTCTATGAAGGAAGAGCGTATTTTTGAGTTAGAGAAGGAATTTGAGGAGGTGATTTCTTCCTATATTGGCTCGAAACTCGTACCCGAGTTTGAGCAAGCGGGTCGCAATTTTGAGTATGATCGTCTTAATCGTTTAACTATAGAAAGGTTTTGATATGCATCTAAAGACAGATACTGGGGCGAATGCCCATTTTGCTAGTGTTCCTACTATCTCTCGTTCCCGTAATGCGTTTTCTATTGCTGAGAAGCATGTGACTACAGTTCAGTTTGATAAGCTTTATCCTATTTTTTGGAAGTATATTTATCCGGGAGATACTCTCTCTATTTCTCAAGGTGTGATGGCTCGTTTACAGACCCAAGGTTGGGTTTTATATGATGATCTCTATTTTGATTTACATGCGTGGTTTGTTCCGTTTCGTTTGATTCAGACTAATTGGGCTCGTTATCAGTTTAATGCTCAGCCTACTGGTCCCTCTCAGGATAATAGTGCGTTGACCTCTCCTAAGATTACGTTGACTGGTCTTGGTGCTGGTGGATTTGTTGCTAAGTCGCTCTATGATTATTTTGGTTTTCCTACTGAAGTGGATCTATCGGCGAATGTTGAGCATATTAATAATTATTTGGCTCGTGCGTATGCGTTTATTTGGAACAATGATTATCGTGATGAGAATTTACAGAATGCTACTGTGTGTGATCTTGATGATGGTCCGGATGATCCAGCTGATTATCCTCTCTTGAAGCGTGGTAAGCGGCATGATAAGTTTACGTCGATGTTGACGGCCGCGCAGAAGGGTCCGACTCAGTATTTGCCTCTTGGTACTCGTGCGCCGGTTTATGGTGATCTTTTGAAGACTGGTCCTACGGCTAATTTGCAGCTTTGGCAGACGATTACTGCTGGCGGTACTATTAACGTTAATACTCCTTCTGTTAATAATGCTGCGGGTGACTCTAAGGTTATTCATTCTGGTTCTACTACTGGTATTGGTTCTCAGATGGCTACTGCGGCTCAGTATGCTACGTTTGGTGCTACGGCTACTCCTCCTTTTGCGGATTTGTCTGCTGCGATTGGTGCTACTCTTAATCAGGTTCGTCAGAGTTATGCTGTTCAGCACCTGTTAGAGGCTGATGCTCGTGGTGGTACTCGTGATGTGGAATCTATTCAGCATCGTTGGGGTGTTACTGTTCCTGATTTTCGTTTACAGCGTCCGGAGTATCTTGGCGGTCAGACCTTTTCGTTTGATGGTCATGTTGTTCCTCAGACTTCCGAGACTGCTACTACGCCTCAGGGTACTTTGACTCAGTTTTCGCAGGCTATTACGTCTTTTCAGGTTAACCATTCTTTTGTTGAGCATGGTGTGTTTATGATTTTGCTCTCTGCTCGTAGTAATATTACATATCAGCAGGGTTTAATTCGTGAGTTGTCGTATCGGACTCGGTTTGATTGGTATCAGCCTGAATTTGCTAATCTTGGTGAAGTTGCTGTTAAGAATAAGGAGTTATATATTACTTCTAATGATACTCAGAATAATGAGACGGCTGGTTATCAGGAGTATGCGTATGAGCTTCGGTATTCGGAGAATCGTGTTACTGCGGAGATGCGTTCTAATTATGCGACGTCTTTGGATATGAAGCATATGGCTGATGATTATTCGTCGCTTCCTACTCTTGGTTCTGCTTGGATTCAGTCTAATACGGCTATTGGTCGTAATATCGTGGTTGATCCCGCTACGGCTGATCCTATTGAGCTTAATTGTATGGCCCAGGGTCGGATAGCTCGTACTCTTCCTATGTTCTCTATTCCCGGTTTAAAGCGGTTATAATATGGGTTGGCTTCGTAATATTGGTCGTTCTATTCGTTCTGATCCATGGGGTGCTGCTTTTCCCATGGTTGGTGCTCAGCGTGATATTTTTGGAGGTAAGAATCCGATCGCGATCGTGACTGGGAAAC